ACAAATATTTTAAACGGAATCAAACCACCAAACATGCCCCAAGAACTAGAAGAAACACTACGAATCATGTTCAAAGATATACAGCGCCCATTCGATGATAATTGCCCCACGGAGAGGAAGAATTTCCTTAGTTATTCTTACGTACTCTACAAGTTTTGCGAGCTTTTAGGTGAAGATGACTATCTCCAATATTTTCCACTTCTCAAGTCTAAAGAGAAGTTGTACCAACAAGATGTCATATGGAAAAAGATTTGTCATGACCTCAGGTGGGAATTTATTGCCACTGTATAGTAAATGGTGGTGCGTATTCCCATGAGAACCAATGGATACCTCAGTAGACAAGGATACGTCGGTGTTAAAAAGATGACTACATTGGCACGTCATCGTGCTCTTGGACGGGTGGTCAGGTCGGGCGAGCCACCTTTAGGACTTTTTAGACGCCTGAATGTACTCATGATACTCTTTAAGAACAAAGATCCTAAATTGTCAAAGATTTTTAAAGAGGATAGAGATTGGGTAAAAGAAAAATACATGAAATGATATTCATAGACCGTATTTTAAGATATGTGATGAAAGATTATCTCTTACCAATACGCTGTTACGCAAATAAAAAGGATCTTTTTTGTACACGACAGAAATGCGATTGTAAGATTTATTGCAAAAAACCACCCAATGGTGGAATTCCAGCATATCAGGAAATTCTAAGACCTAAGTCGGATAATATTGTATTCAAATATAAGAAAAAATGAGACCCGACGAGGAACATGCGTTGTGTGCACTCTATGATTTGGAAACCCATGTGCTCCCACATTTTAATCACATGGTGTCAACGGAACCAGCCGTACACTACTGCATCGAACAGGCTAAACATCATCTATCTCAGGCTCGGGAACTCCTGGAAGCAATTGTGATAGATCCGCAGAAACAGTTCGATGATGGTCGAGAATTCTACCGAATTCTGTCTCAAGTTCTTCCTTTGATGGTCCTCGCTCAATCTTTTTCACCTCCACCTCCCGATCAGGATGAGGAGGAAAATTTACAAGATACGCAAGATTCAGACCAGTCAGACGAAGATAATTTTGAGCCTGTAACTCAGCCCCATCACTCAGAGTCCGAATCGTTTTGAATTCGAGTATACATCTTCCATCTATGATGATGTCAGCCCTAACATTACCTATGACATGACCCCTGAACACCACAGGTATGATACGCTCAGTTTCGTAGCGTATACGCTTCTCCCTCAACATGACCTCAACCGCATTGTGGTACACCCGTTCACTATGACCCGGTCCCAGCTCGGCATAAATTTCCTTCATCAGGTTTTCTATGTTGAGTATCATTAGTTACATTTCATTTTAATTCTCTAAATAAAGTAAGATGTCTAGACGGAGAGTTTTGGAACAACGAAGACGAAGTGTTGATCGTGCCGTGAGTCAATTGGCTAACCAATTTGTGCGACTAAATGTTGGACGTGATCGATACAATTTGGGTACCATAACAAACGCAAATAACAGGTACATGACTGTTCGTCTGAGTCGTCTTCTGATTGATAGACTAAAGGAGATTTACACACGTACATGGAATCAGCGTGTCGAATATGTAGGCAGCATTCCCTTCACAGTAAGCAATACACGGAATTATGTCAGGTTTAATCAACCTACGGCTCGAACGAATCAGCAATTAGCCTCCGTGACACCCACACAAGAGGAGTTGACGCAGTACATCGTGTATCACACCCACCCCGTTCCCGAATACCAGACACCACTCTTCACGTATCCCAGTGAACCCGATTTGAGGGCGTACGTAGCTAATTATCCGGCTGTTCAAGCGAACCTCATCCTAGAGAATCAGGGGTATTATGTCATAGATCTTCTCGAGACGAATATGAATAAACCAAACCCTAACGACGTGGTTCGAGTTTTTAGTGAACTCATGGGATCCCGTGAGTTTCAGAGGGTACGAGTCAACTGGGGTTCTCTCATATATTTCACCACCACCCCGGAAAGGTGGAAGAGAGCCGTCAACAATTATGTAGATCCCATCATGCGTAGACAATTTGGTATTTCCATTCGATACTACACATGGAGGGAACTTGGTAAGATTACACTTTTGGATAAAAATGTCATTATGAATATAGGATGAACGTGTGCGCCTTTAGGCCACAACGTGTAAAAATACCAAGAAAAGTCATACATGAACTAAAACATATAAGTGATCTCTCATCCAAAAAGAAATGGGAATATGCGGGGAGTATTGATTGTACATTTAAGGGAAGACAAGTTTGTTTTAGCAGGCCCACTTTTGTGACGTCGAGAAATAGACGTCGGGTGACTCTCGACACAGTCGAACTTGTTTGGCCTTCGTTGATTGGGTATCACACACATCCAGCGGTAGTTCAACCTCACCTCCTCGACTACGACAGCAGCGAAATATTTACGACACTTCCGAGTAACTCGGATTTTGACGTGTGTATATCCGGATTTCCGGGGATGCAAGTAAATATTATATGTGACGCCCACGGATACTACGTCATAGATATTTTAGAAGCTGTGGAAAATGATAAAATACCCATCCACGAAGGGGTTGTTCGATTCATGAATGATTTTAGACAGGAATCCTTCATGAGAGAACATGTGTTTAGTGAAGATGGTCTCGAATATTTTCACACGACACTCACTGATTGGAAACGGTGCATCAATACAGAACTCAATCAACAACTTCGGGAATTATTTGGTATCACCATTCGTTACTACACATACACTGAGGAACCTCCAATCATCACAATTGATCGGGATAGTATCGAGCCATAGAATCTTCTAGTTCATCCACTTCATACCACGCCCAGTGACACTCCGAAGAGTCTTTGTCCAACTCACAAATTTCCTGTGCTTCTTTTATCGCTTCAACGAAACGAAAACGAAGTCTCAGATTTTCTCGAATCTTTTTAGGCTCCATCACACATGGTTTATTATACAGAGATTCCAAAACATTGGCACGTGTCTTTGCCAGTTTCAATTTATACAGATTATTTTCAGAAAAGGTTGCGACACATCTCATTTGTATTGTAATGACATAAAGATTTTAAGCATCTTCAATACAGAAATGTCTACGTACAACGTCGAACCCTGCAACTTCAAGTATCGTGTCGCCGCCCTAGAGAGGGTTGTCGACGGAGACACCATAGACGTGGCTATTGACCTCGGTTTTGATGTACTCACGAAACAGCGCGTCCGCCTTCTAGGCATCGATACTCCCGAATCTCGCACCTCTGACGCTGAAGAGAAGCAGTTTGGTCTCCTCTCAAAGAAGAAGCTCAAGGAATGGTGCATGAAGGCTGTAGCATCTGACAACGATGATATAGAAATCGAACTCAGATGCCCAGAGGCTGACTCTAGGGGTAAGTTTGGTCGCGTTCTCGCCGAGGTTTGGGTATGTGAAGGTGGTATCTGGACCAACGTAAATAAATGGATGTGTGACAATGGATACGCAGTGCCTTATGGAGCTGAGAATAAGGCTCTGGTCCAGGACCTTCACATGGCTAATAGGGAGAGAGTTAAGGGTGAACTGTAAATATATGGTTATTATTCGATCTTTTAATTCCAATACTTTTCCTACCATCAAATCTATATTTTTGTGCGTATGGTCCATCGGCATTCACGTAATGTAAAAATACTTGTATTTGATACGACCCCTTTTCTACATCGAAAATATCTCTACCATGTTTTAATTCACAACCTTTATATATTATACCGTCACCAACTTCACAAGTCATATAACATTTTTTACCGTTTACATATCCATGTAATGGCCATAAATAGTCATCAGTTTTACCTATATATTTATAACCAAGTGGGATCGTTACTGAAATTTCACACGAAGGTCGATCTATATGATCATATAAAATATGACCAGGTTTATAAATCCTATAAAATGAATATGTAGGTATAAGATTTAACTTTGTATACTTTTCTATATCAGGTTTCAAAAAAATTAATAAACTTTCCATCAATGAATCAGCGTATTTTATATGACTTCCTCTAACCTGAGTATCCATA